GAAAACAGTCGTGATGATGTTTCCTATGTCAAGTGCGACACAGAGAAACATTTACTACAATCATTCATCAACTTCTGGGAACAACATAAGCCAGATGTCATTACAGGTTGGAATACGGAGTTCTTTGATATTCCTTATGTCTGTAATCGTATTCTGAACCAGTTTGATGAAAAGGAACTTAAACGTCTATCGCCTTGGGGCGGTGTATTTTCTCGTTCTGTTTATCAGATGGGAAGATCACATCAGGTATATGATATTCAAGGTGTAGCTCATCTTGACTTCTTTGATCTGTATCGTAAGTTTACTTACACTAGTCAAGAGTCCTATCGACTTGACCACATTGCGTTTATCGAGTTGGGTGAACGTAAAGATGGTAATCCTTATGAAACTTTTAGTGAGTGGTATACTAAGGACTACCAATCTTTTATAGAATATAATATAACAGACGTTGAACTGGTTGATAAACTCGAAGATAAGATGAAATTGATTGACCTGTGCTTGACGATGGCTTATGATGCGAAGGTTAATTATATTGATGTTCTTGGAACGACTAAGTATTGGGATATTCTGATGTATAATCATTTGCGTAAAAAGAATATCGTGATTCCTCAAAAGAAGAAGCATGAAAAATCTGAGAAGTATGAAGGTGCTTATGTAAAAGACCCGATTGTGGGTATGCATAAGTGGGTAATGTCATTTGACTTGAACTCTTTGTATCCACATTTGATTATGCAATATAATATTTCGCCAGAGACACTTATGGGTTCTCCTTTCAAAAAAGATAAGGATATCACTGTAGATAAACTATTGGATAAAAAAGTCGATGACTCGATAATGCAGTCATTGAAAGAAAAGAAGGTAACTCTTACACCTAATGGTGCATTGTTCAAAAAGAACAAGAGAGGGTTTCTTCCAGAGTTGATGCAAAGTATATATGATGATCGTGTGAAGTATAAACGATTGTTGTTAGAGGCTAAACAGGAATATGAAAACACAAAAGATCCTAAACTCAAAAAGGACATTTCTAGATATGACAATATTCAAATGGCCAAAAAGATTTCTCTCAATAGTGCTTATGGTGCCATTGGTAATAGTTGGTTTCGTTACTACGATTTGTTGGTTGCTGAGGCCATTACCACTTCTGGCCAGTTATCTATTAGATGGATTGAACGTTCTCTTAATCAGTATCTTAATAAAACTCTTAAAACCGATGACTTGGATTACGTCATTGCGTCAGACACAGATTCAGTTTATATTACTTTTGACAAACTCATTGACAAACTCCCTCTACAGGGACAAGACACTGGAGAAATTATCAATTTCTTGGATCGTCTTGCTAGAGAGAAAATTGAACCGTATATTGATCAAAGTTATCAGGAACTCTCTGAATACATAAACGCATACGAACAAAAAATGCAGATGTCCAGAGAGGTTATCGCAGATAAATCCATTTGGACTTCAAAAAAACGGTACATCCTAAATGTTTGGGACAATGAAGGCGTTCGATACAAAGAGCCCTATCTCAAGATTATGGGTATCGAAGCAGTCAAGTCATCAACTCCAGCTCCTTGTCGTGAAAAGATTAAGGATGCTATTAAAATTATTATGCATGAAGATTCAAAAGTGCTAAATAGTTTCATACAAGATTTTAGATCAGAATTTATGGAAATGAAACCAGAGTTGATTGCGTATCCACGTTCAGTCAATGGACTTGCAAAGTGGACAGAATCACACAACCTATTTAAAAAGGGAGCGCCTATTCATTGTAAGGGAGCCATTCTTTATAACTATCTTTTGAAAAAGAACAAACTCACTCACAAGTATCCTTTCATAGCCGAAGGCGACAAAATTAAATTTTTGCATTTAAAAGAACCTAATTTGTATCAATCAACATCAATCTCTTTTCCAACACAGTTGCCGAAAGAGTTTGACTTTGATTCAATACTTGATTATGATATACAGTTTGAAAAGTCATTTGTGGAACCATTAAAGTTTATTACAGATAAAATTTTATGGAACTTGGATATGAGTTATGGAAGTCAATTAACATTAGAAGGATTTTTTAATTGAGATATTTTAGATATACATTAGATGATTTAAAGCAATCATCAGACCGAAAATTATTTACATATATTTCATTTTTTGCAGGCGGTGGTGGTTCGTCTTGTGGATACAAACTTGCTGGTGGCGATTGTAAGTTTGTCAACGAGTTTCAACAGGTCGCAGTAAACGATTACCTTGCAAATTGGCCAGACACTCCACATCATATTTGTGGCGATATTAAAAACGTCACTGGTCAGCAAATTATGGAAATGACAGGAATAAAAGTTGGAGAGTTGGATATCCTTGATGGTAGTCCACCATGCCCACCGTTCTCAATGTCTGGAACTAAAAAGAAAGGATGGAACAAGGAAAAGACCGCATACGGAATGAAGCAAAAGAACATCGAGGATTTGACTTGGGAACAGATTCGTATTGCTGGTGAGATGCAACCGAAAGTTATCGTGTGTGAAAACGTAAAAGGTCTGACTATGGATTATGCAAGGGATCACTTGAATAGAATGGTCAATGACTTTGAGGCTAACGGTTATACAACGGTATGGAAGGTTCTCAAGGGTAATCATTATGGTGTTCCACAAAAACGTGAAAGAGTGTTTATTCTATCGATTAGAAATGATGTACTGGACGATATCGGTATGCCATTCATGTGTATGAGTGGTTTGTATCCTGATCCAGATACAGAAGTATCACCAACGATAAGAGATGCAATCGAGGACATTCAAAGCGATCCTGATAACCAAAACCAATCAGAGGAACTTTGTGCGTCCATGAAGAAGGGTGCGAAATATAAATGGTTGAAGCGACTACCAAAGAATCCAGAAACATATGTTAGTGTTGGTGATGATGTAGTAGGGCCGTGGTATGATAAAGTAATTGCACACCGAAGTAAATGGGGAAAGAGCATTCCAGAAAAGAAACATTCTTTTTACCAAAGCCGTCGTGTTGGGTGGGATCAATCCTCGCATACTCTAAGTGAGCAAGGGTTGATGACCTCTTTGGCGGTGCATTTACATCCATGCGAAGATAGGGTGTTCACAACAAAAGAAGCTGCACGATTGATGACTCTCCCTGATGATTATAAATTTACAGGAACACTAGATGAAAATCTTGCAAGAGTTGGTTTGATGGTTGCACCACTTTGTATGAAACATTTAGTCGATTCAATTTACAGTCAAGTATTAAAACCGTATCATGAAAAAAATAATAGCTAAAACTGATTTAGGAGAAAAAGAAACATTCAAGAAATGGAACGGTAAGTTTCTTGATGAGTCTGTATACACCGAAGTAATAACGGTGACAGAGGATACAGGAATCATGAAACCTATTGCAACTCTAGATGGAGATGTCCCTCTTGCATATATTATCACAGATGCGTATCCAAACAATCGAGTGCGTGACACTCTTATGTCAATAGAAGATACTTCTACCATGCGTGCTAATTGTAGTGGCCCAATTTCTAAAGATGAGATGGCTAAAAGGGGGCTAATCGAAAATCGTGATTATAAACTAAGGACTCCAAACAGCTACTATGTTCGCACCAGTAAAGGTGGTTGGGGTATGATCGCATACTCCAATGAGATAAACTCTGTGATGATCGGGTATAAACGTGGACGGTTTACTGGAGCCATTGATTCTAGTGGTTGGACAAAAGACAACCCAGAAAAGTTTGAAATATTAAAAGACCTCGCACTGTATAATGAACGTGCGTTTGAGAAAGCCAATGCTGAGATATACAAACGTCAGAAAGCATTTTCGGAAAGTTTCATAAAACCAGAACACAGGATTGGAATTTTTACAACCCTATCTGCAAACCGATACCATGTTGGACAAACTGAACAAATGTCTGCTCATGTAGACAGTGGGGATACTGATGCTGGACTTACAACTATGTGTCTCTTTCGGGAAGGTAATTTTTCTGGGGGCCATTTAGTGTTCCCTCAGTTCGGTGTTGCGATAGATGCCCCTGATAACAGTGTTATCATTGCAGATTCAAATTGCGTACATGGGGTATCGCCTATCAGTGGAAATGGTCAACGATTTACTTGCGTTGCATATACGGATCGGAGGCTAAGCTCTATCGGAGTTTTCGGTAAGGGTGAGAAGTTAATCGGTAAGTATGCAAAGAAAGAAAGTGGGAGTCTTGAGGATTTTTTATGAAAATTGTAATTACAGGTTCTAGGGGATTTATAGGTTCTCACTTAATTAAATCTTTAAAAGGACATGACATTATAGAATGGGATACAAGCATAGGTAAGGATATAAAATATTTTAATCTAGAACCTGATGTAGATTTCGTTGTTCATTTAGCTGGTTTAACATCACCTAGAGATTCGATTAATGAACCTATGAAATATTGGGAGCAAAACGTCCACTATTCTAAAAAGATTTTTAATATGTGTAAAGGTATTCCTATGGTATATGCATCATCAGCTGCAGCTAAAGAATATTGGCGTTCTCCATATGGAACTACTAAAAAAGTTTTAGAAGAACTTGCACACTCAGGTCAGATCGGATTGAGGTTTGAAACTATATTTGGAAATGGTGCATCAGATATAAGTTTAATTGGACGAATAAAAAATGGGACTGTTAAATACAAAACAAATCACATAAGAGACTTTGTTCATATTGACGATGTTGTGGACTGCATCAAAATGTTCATTAATTTTAAGCAATATTTATTTAATCTCGACAATGTTTATGAGGTAGGTACAGGGACAGAGTATAAGATAGAAGATGTTGCATCTCATTTTGATATTGATGTTCCACTGAAAGATGGTGACGATGTTGAGATATTTAAAAGTGTTGCTGATGTCATCGCCATAAATAAATTAGGATGGAAAAGTAAAAGTACAATTTATGACTCATAATTATTATATAAAAAATGGATATACCCATAGAAAAACTGTAAGATTTCATGACGACACAAAAAAAAGTTATGTGTCTACAAATTGGCAAAGGAGAGTCTATGAATTAGCTAGAGAATATGCAGATTCTAAAAAATTTAAAAAAATACTTGACATAGGAACTGGTTCTGGTTATAAGTTAATAAAATATTTTAACAATTTTGAAACTTTAGGGATAGACTTACTACCAACTGTTGATTGGTTAAAGAAAAAATATAGTGATAGAGAATGGTCAGATAGATTTGAGCCTGTATTAGGTTTTGATTTAATAATATCATCAGACGTTATAGAACACGTTAGTAATCCAGATAATTTATTAGATTTAATTGAAAAATCAAAACCTAAATTAATTGTCCTTTCTACTCCAGATAGAAATTTATTAAATAAAGGACAAGATGGGCCACCAAAAAATACTGCTCATTTTAGAGAGTGGTCTTTTCAAGAATTTAGAAATTACATAGAAAGTAGGTTTAATATTATTGAACATCTTATTACACATGAAAAACAAGCAACACAAACAATAGTATGCGAGTTAAGAAAATGATTGATATAGTGATATGCACGTTCAAAAGATTAGATAGACAGATAACACTTAACAGTATACCAGAATCGTATAGAGATAATGTAACACTTGTTGTTCAGCCGCAAGAGAAAGAAGAAGCTTTAAAAGTCCATAAAAATATATTTGTTCTTGATGGTGACAATATTGGTTATGCAAAAACTATCAAACAAGCAACATATGAATGGGCGGTTAATCGTAAAAAACATTTTTGGATGTTGGACGATGATTTAACTTTTCACCACAACGTAGAAAACTGGAGTAAAGAAAATACTGGTAACGGTAAAAAATACCCTCTTGATGAGGATAATTTTTATAAGTTATTGGAGTTAATAAATCAAGATTTGTCTAATGGATTGATGCATAGTGCGTTAGGAACGACTTGGGTAATTCCTTGGGGCAAATGTCCATATATTGAAAATTCAAGGATATGCGGTAATAAGGTATATAATAAAAAACTTGGAGAAATCTGGAGTGAAATAGATTGGGATGGTTGCTGCGGTGCAGAGGATTTTTATGTCAATTTACAACTTTTAACGAAAGGTTACTCAAATAAAGTTTGGTATAATTATGTTATAAGCCCAGGCACTAGTTATGCAGAGGGTGGCTGTTCAGATTATAGAACATTGGAATATCACAACCAATCTTGTAGAGATCTACACGAAAAATTTCCACAATTTGTAAGACTTAAAGAAAATAAAATAAAATCTGGGCCTTGGAAAGGTATTCCAAAATTAGGAGCCTATGTTCAGTGGAAAAAAGCATACCAATCATCACAGATTAGTACGTTGGAAAAATTTATATAATGGTAATATGGATAGCAGGAAATCCTTGTGCTGGTAAAAGTACTATAGTAAAAAATATTATCAAAGATAAGTTATCTAATGGTCATTATAGACCTGTAGATACAATTCGTTGTACAAAATTTGATAAACTCTTAGTGGTTGGTGGAACATATTTTAAAAAAGTGGTATCGCCGGGCTTAGTTTCGCCTTGAAGGTAGCCAATGCGGGGCATTCCGTTTGCATATTGACTAAAAAGGATCGGGCCGAG